TATAAAGGTCTGAGAGAAGCCCTGAGCCTGTAGAAACGCTGCATTGTTGGCTAGGGTCTTAGTGGCGCTTAACTTTGCTTTTAGATCTGTTAGCGCCTTGTCTATTGAAGCGCCCCCGCCGAAAGCGTCAGTTAGGCTTACCCCGGTTTTTGACGCAAACGCTGAACGTAGGCGATCAACCGACTGTTGAATAATGCTTTGTTGTTTATCGGCGGCCTTTTGCACAAGGTCTGCAGACTTGTTTGCGGCAGTCTCGCGCAAGTTGGTAATGCGCTCTTGAAGTTTGGTCTCTAAATCTAAAGTGCGTTTTGCATAATCTTTATTGGCAGACTCAATCTGCTCTTTGTTGCGCTTGTAGGCAGCGGCAGTGTTTTCCAAAAGTGTTTTATCTGCACTCTCAATTGCTTCGCTGTATTGCTGGTTGGCCTTTGCGAGTTCTTTGTTGTACCTCTTATTGGCTTCAAGCATTCCTTCGTCGCGTCGCTTGGTTACGGTAGCAACCTTGTCTTGCGAGTCAGTAATAACTTTGTTCATGTCTTTATATATGCCCGCTACGTCTTTCAGTGTCTTTTTAACGCTTTCAGCCTTTTGTTTTGCAGCGGCAGCAGTGGCAGCGGTGGAAGTGGTGGCGTCAGCAGTGGTTGTCTTGCCGGATCCGTAAGTGAATGCGCCTTCTCCGTATCCCGCGTTAGACTTTTTAAGGTCAGACAAATTTTTGCTAAATATAGACACGTTATCGGCAGCCTTTTTAATGCCCTCGCCAATATCCTTGAACTTACCCATTCCCGGAAGCCTGCCAATTGCGCCAGCAATTGAACCGATAGCCGATAGTAATTTACTCAATCCGGTTAGTATGATTTGAACGCCTTGAATAACTACGCTGCGAAACGTCTCGGACTTCTTCCAAGCAAACACAAAGGCAGCCCCAAGCAACGCCAGCCCAGTCACAATCAAGCCAATAGGATTTGCGCGCATAGCATTGTTGAGCAGCATGATTGCTACCTTAAAGTTGAACGCCGCAATTTGCGCCAAAGTAAATCCGGCCCTTTGCGCTGTCACTACCGCTGTGTAGGCCGCTGTAACCGCTGTTGTGGTAATCATGATTGCGCGATAGGCCGCAAACGCCACAGTTGCAGTAGTAACAATAATTGCTAGCATTTTTAAAGCGTCCGAGTTGTCCTTAAAAAACTTAGTCAAACTAGTAATCAAAGGTATTGCCACTTTAAGCGCGCCAAGCAATAAATTGAACGCCGGCAGCAATGCTTGACCAATGGCAACCTTTGCGTTTGCAAACTCAGCGCCTAAAGACTTCATTGTGTTTGCTGTGCCGTCTGCTGTACGCTCGTAATCGCCCTGCGCAAGTTTGGTTTGCTCCAACACCAACGCGTAAGTGACTTGAGCCTTAATTGCAGGATCCATGGCGCCCTTAATCTGCCCAAACCCCATAGCCATTGCTTTGTTTTTTAGTGTCACCTCGTTGAGCGCTACACCAAAGCGCTTCAGTGGCTCAGTCTCGCCCGCTAGACCTGAGCGCAATGCGTTGATTGCGTCCTCAGTAGACGTGTTGTTGAAAGATCCTAAGTCAGCAGCCAACTGCACTAGCGTCGTAGACATCTCTTGTGCTTTGCCTTGCCCAATTCCAAACGCCTGAAATAAGTTGCCGTAGGTTCCTGCTGCCTCAATCGCTGCTTGATTAGACATACCCATGTTTTTGGCTGCACTGTCGCCAAACTTAAATACCGCTTCAGCGCTTTGTCCGAACACTACATTGACTTTAGATATTGACTCGTTCATCGCGCTTGCCGACAGCACTACGTCTTTGCCAAACTGAATTATTTGTTGCCCTGCAAACGCCACTCCCAGCGTCGCAGCCATCTTTTTTGCAGTGCCAATCATGTTTTGCATGCCGCTACTAGCCGTTGCCACGCTACCATTCATGCCTTTTATGCTTGCTTCAACCTGCGCTAAACCTGCTTTGAGTTGCGCTGTGTCTGCTTGGATTTGAACAAGAATGGGCGGGATTGCGTTAGCCATGCTATCCCCTCACTGCTTTCATAAACGCTGCCGTAAAGATCCTGTTGAGAGATCCGTCTTGCATCAACTTTTCTGCCGCTGGCCCAAGGTAAGGGTACTTAACCCCGCTTTTCCAACGTGGCGAGCCTAATTCTACCGCCCTAGCATACTCGGTGCTTGCGCCAATTACTGCAATGTAACTGCCAAATCCAAACTTTACGTCAGTGCGGATAGATCTACGAAGTGCGCCAGTGACTACGTTAGGCCCTGCCCCGCCGCCGCTAACTCGTGGAGTGCCTTTACGATGAGTGCCTGTGTTTGCGTTGATTTGCGCTTGACGTTGAATGGCAAAACCCGCCGTAGCGATAGCAACTTGCGCGGCCTGCTCTAAACGATCCTCTTGAACTTCTAAGCCTTTTAAGACTTCAGCAAGGTTGCGTATTACGACTGCTCCCATTTACTCTGCCGCCCTTTCTGCTTTGGCGCTCTCTACCGTTGCAGCGATTGAGATAAGCCAATCTGCTGTGCCGGCAGGTAACTCATCCACTTGCTTTGGCGTCCAACCAAACCGATCCGCAAACTAATAGTAATACCACTGCTCGTCAGGATAGTTGAAGTCAGCGTGCCTCTGACCGCCCTTGATTACCCACTTTAGGCGTTCAAGTTGTCGGTAGGGGCTTTTGGGTCTGCTTCAGTCTCCTCAGTTTTGCCTAACTTTGGGAACAGTGACTTTTGCGCTTCTTTTGTCTCTTCGACCAGAAAGTCATAATCTTCCATTGTGAGTTCGCCTAGCGTGTCCACTTTTACTGACGGGATAATTAGATCAAAAGACCAATCCGCAATTAGCATTGCCAACAACGCGTCAGTCAGCGCCATTGCCTTTGATAGATCTCCACCCTCAGCCTCGTCAGTCACGCGCATAACTCTTTTGCGGTCTTTGACGCGTAGTGAATTGGGATCCTTGAATGTGACTGTTGCCCCTGAGGGTAGTGTGACTTTCTTTGACATGCGTGCCTCCGTAGTTAGTTTGCCTTCTTAGATAGTACTAGATAGGGCATTGGGGTGCGGGATCATGGAAGGCAATTCACAATCAACCTGACCACCCCAATGCTTGAGTCTATTTATGCGTAAGTGCCTGACGGTTTAGCGTTCTGTAGCACCCACTTGATGTTACCGAAACCGCCTGTTGAGCCAGCGTCAGTAACGTTGCCTTGCGCGTTCAGGTCAATAGTCACCTGTACATAGTCTTGTCCTCGCTCAATCACTGCGGCTGTGTATGCGCCCTTTGTGATCGTGGCTTGGATTTGAGTAAGTGCGGCACTTGCGCCCTGAGTCCAGTTCAGCACGATTGCTGGCTGGGTGTTTGTGAGGAAGCGTGTCAGTTCGGCGTTATCTTCCATTGCGAAGGTGAACTTGCCTGTTGTCTCTAACGCTCCCACAAACACTGAGTAAGGGTTTTGGGTGTTGGAGATACCGTACACAGGCGTCACTGATCGCTTCATGTCAATGTTGCCTGAGACTGCGTTGCTGACGGGTGAACCGCCAATAGACACAGTGCCTGACCAAACTGGCGTTGGAAGGATTGTTCCGAAAGAGGGTGTTGGGGTTGAGGCTGAGGCTGAGATAAACCCAGTTGTTTTTGTGTCGTACTCCAACAATCCGTCTGCGTTGAATTTCAACGAAAAGTCTGTAAATTGGCAAGCAGGATACGCGCGCACTGCTGCTGCGTAAAAATCAGTAATTGTGTAGGAAAGCGGTTGAGCGTCTGCTGCGGCTGTTGCGCTGTTCTTTAATGAGATTGTGTGCGTAAACGGCGCGCTTGCGCCAGTTGTTGCCACGGATCCCAAAACTCCAGTTAGTGCATACCCGATCCCGTCAGGGAAGGCTGCAGAACTAAAGTCAAAAGTTGAACGCGAGCGGCCGGGAATGTAGTTGTAACTATCTACAAGCGAACCGCGAAGCCCTTTGTCGTAAAGCGGGTCAATAATATCGGCTGGCTTGACGCTATCACCCATAACCAAAAGAAAGTCTGTAGGCGCAACTGCTGTGCCTTTTGTGACCTCTTTAGCAATACCTATGTAACTTCTAACGCTATTTTGTACTGTCATGAGTTCACTCTCCTACTTTTAGGTCTGGCGCAGCAGACACTGTTGATTTGTTTGTTGGTGCAACGTCAGGTAAATCTAAGTTCTCAGGCGCTTCAAATTCCTCGTTTGGCTTCACTACGAGTGACAACGTAGGGAACACGCGCGTGTCCGATCCTGTGTATTTGTATTTCATTTGTTCTCCCCTATGCGTAAATCATCTCGGTGACGTCAAATTCTACCTCAGCATACGTTTCCGTCATGCCTTCTTTCTCGGTTGAAGGTTCGCCGTACCTAGTTGTTATGCTTGGCTCAGCGCCTTGCCAAACCAAATTGCCGTTCGCGTCGCCAAATCGGTGATCTGAACGTAGTCGTGTTTTGATAGCGTCTATAAGCGTATCAAAATTTGTCATTGCCGCCTCTGCATTGCGCTCAAACGAGTGCTGGTATATCTGCAAGATAATCGTGTAATCAACGCGCTTAATGCCGTTGGTTGCTCCTCCGATTGCTATGCGGCTCTCAGTTTCAGCGGCAATAAAAATAATTGCAGCAGCGCGCGTGTCGGATCCGGCCGTGGTGTTTACGTTGAAATCAATCCGTTTAGGAAAGGATATAAATATCTGATTAAGGTTAGTGATTTGCGGCGACGATAAGAATGAATAAACCGTAGCGCGAACCCCTGTGCGCCCTGCCATTAGCGAACCCTGCGATAAAGTTTAACCATGTCTAACGCAATTTGCACTTCGCTGCCGTATCGGGAAGCCCCTGTTGCGGAAGTGCCTGAAGCAGCCGTAGTTATTTGAAGGGTGTTTGATTTGTCGCCTCGCACCCGTATAAACGCTGACGTAAGCAGGATTGCGGCCTGTTTGACTGCGGTTGGTACATTTCCTATGGCTACCCCCGCTGCGTGGCTAGAAACCAGCGCTGAGGTCAAAGGAACGGTGGTTGAGCCGTAAGTGTAGGTGCTCGCGACAGTAACCGTCTCCGATAGCGCCCCGTCGTAAATCCGCAAAATTTGACCCGCAATGAAGCCTGTGCCGCTGGCTACCGTTAACGAAGTAGCCGTGGCCGTGGCCACCGTAATTGTTGTATTGACGTAGCCTGCAACGTAGGCGTACTTGGTAAAGATTTGCTGACGCGGCGCGGCTGACCCAAACGACAACGGCCCGGCACTGGAAGAAGTTAGCGTCATCTCCGATAGCGGAATAATTAGTTGTTGATCCTCAAACCAAGCCTGCGAACAATCGGTGATTGCTTGAAGGTTGTTTGGGCTGGATCCGTATTGAAAAGACTCTAGCGCAATGATTGGATTGTAATTTGGGTGAAGCGCGACGTAGCCTTGGCTGGTAATTCTAGTGCGCTGAGTTTCAATCTGTTTGTGCGCCACAAGGTTTTGGTTGAGGTATTCGTTCAAATACGAAGAAGCGCGAAGTATGACGTTTGCCAACTCTGCGTCCTGAGCCTGCTGATTGCCGCCTGAGACAAGGTTGTTGATGTCTAGTGAGGTTGGGGCATTTTTGAACTCTGCAATGGTCAGGTATGTGCTCTCGTTAAACGTGTCATACGTGATACCGACTGGCATGTGTTATTCCCCGTCCCTCTGCGGATCCCCGTTTGTGTGACCGCAACGCGAACACTTACGAAACCAAGATCCAAACCCACATTCTACGCAAGTAAATCCTCTTGTGCTGTCTTTTGAGTCCACTGGATTGAGTGCTGCCTCAAAGTATCCTTCGCGCTTCATTGCCCTTGCTGCGCTCGCGCTGTCTACGTTGTAAATCCCGCCACGATCCGGTTTATATACCTGACCGTTTACCTCAGTTTCCCGTACGCCTTTATCGGGTGCTACTAATCTTGCCATGCTTTTGCCCTCTCTAGTGAAGTGAGGGGATCGTCCACGTGCGAACGATCCCCTCAACAACTTATTTACTTGTGATTACGCTGAGACAATTCCTGATACTGCACCGTTCCATGCTGGAGCAGTACAGAAGAATGTGCCACGGAAGTATGTGGAGAACTCGTATGCGAACTGAGTTACTGGCCACTGAATACCCATGTAATCCTGAACCATGAAGTTAGCCCAGACATCTGAAACCTCAGTGTCAGGGATTGGAAGAGTGAATGACAGCACTGGTGCCACGCCTGGGTTGAGCCATGGGTGAACCTCAATGTTGATTGACTTTCCTGTTACTTCGTTTTGAAGTCCAGTCACGATTGAACCGTATGTGGTTCCGCCTGCGCCTGGATTATCGATTGTTAGACGGTAGTTAGCAGTTGAACCGTTCTTGATCGCGTCTGAAAGTTGCTTACGATCATTTCCGTTCATTAGCACTAGATCTGGGTCAGCCTTTACGTTCTGGTATAGACCAGCAAAGACGTCCTGGAACTCTGCACCTGGGTTAGACGTAGAGAATGTGCCGTTGATTGCTTTGTTGAAACCTGAGTTTGGTCCAAGCACTGTTGGCAAAATACCGTCATAGCCTGTTGAATACGCAGATGTGTCAGCGGCAGCGCGTGTTGCGGCTGCGCCTGTTGTCGATAGGGGAGCGTTGTTACCTGTCAGACCTGACGCTAATGCGCCCTGCACTGTGAAGGTACCTGTTCCCTTGAGTGTTCCCTGGTACTTGAGGTTGGCTGCGCCTGTTGTTGTTCCAACGTATACGTTGTAACCAAGTGCGCCTGCAACTGGAGTTGAGACTGTCACTGTAAGTACGTCGCCTGAAGCAACAACAGTGCTTGCCTCGGTGCCAAGAATTGACTCACCAAAGCCGTTGACTGAAATACCTGCGTCAGTTGTGACGTTGACGAAGTATGTTGCTGCTGCAATCGCTAACTGTGAGCCTGAAGCCACAGGTGAAGCAAGTGCAAACGTTGGGGCTGCTAGTGCGCCTGAGTAACCTGAGGCTGTACCGCGTGCCATTAGCATCATGCGCTCTTCCATAAGCATTGTTGCGTACAACGTGCTTGTTGAAGATAACTGGCGTAGATCCTGGTACCCAAGACCTGAAAAGTTAGCGTCAAATGACACTGAGTCAGATAGCGAGTATGAGTTGTAAGGCAAAATCAAATCGTCAGCAGCGTACGAAATCTTTGGGCCGCGTTGAAAGTTGATTGAGCCGAACGCATTGGTTGTTGTCTCTGTAATTCCGGGGAATACGTTGCCAACTCCGCCAGTTCCTGTACCTGTGTATCCAAGAATACGCTTAACACGGTGTGATGTGCCTACGCCCTTCTTACGTGGAATACGGTTACGCAAAGGCGTTGGACGTGGTGTGAGCAACTTTGCAGGTGCTTCCAAGTCAAACGCTGCGAACGAGGTTGAGAGTGGTGAGGTTAGTGAGATGTCCTTCTGAATGTCCTGCATTGCTAGGCGCTGTGCCGCTAATGCATTCTGAAGTCCTGCTGCTGCGTCAGGGGAAAGTGACTTGCTTGCTGCAAGCATTTCCATCTGAGTGGTAGCGTCTGGCGCTGGCGCCTGTCCGGGGACTGACGAAGCGTTGCTCAGTGATTTCGCAAGTTCTGCGGTGTACTGGTCAAATCGCTCGGCAGCCTCAACAGGCGAAGATCCGTCAAACAAATCTTTTGCTCTAGGCATTTCAGCCATGATTGTGGTTCCTTTCGGTTAGGTTGGTTACTTGTTCAAGGTTTCAGTTGCCTCAGCGTAATACTTATCCGCTAACGCTTTGTAACCCTTCGCAAGGTCTGGGTCTGTTGCTGCATTTGCTTTCGCTTTGTAGGTGGCAGCCTTGAGAACGAGATCATTTTGAGTTCCCCCTAATGCTCGCGCTGTACGCTTTGGCCCACCAGCCATTGCGAGAGATTTGGCTTGTGCTAACTCAGTCTCCAAACCTACTGCTTTCTCACGTGCTGCCTCTTTTGCAGCAATTAGTGAAGCAATCTCCGATTTGAGTGCTTTTGTTGCGCTTTCAACCACTTGCTCTACTATGGCGTCAAGATCCACTGACTTATCGTCAGCAGAATTATCTGTTGTGACTTCTTCAGTCACTTCCTCGTCTGCCTCAGCAGACTTAGGTGTTTCGCTCGGTGAGATCATGTCAGCAGTAGACACGTCTACTTGTCCGTGAGTCTCCTCTGGACGGTGACAACCGCACTCCAAACACTTATCCATTGTTGCTGACTTTTCTTCAGCAATTAGATCCTCAGCGCCGTCTGCTGCTGTGTCTTGCGTGATGTTTTTCTCTGCAACATCGTGCATTTTGCACATTGCGCCTTTGCAACCGCCAGCCTTGGAACACGCAACGCAACCAGGGCAATCGCAACCAACAGTTGATTTGTCGTGCGCGCCTTTGTCTGCTGCTAATTCAATTGACTCTTCCATTGTTTCTCCCTCTGCTTCTTCTCCCTGATACCACATTTGTAGGTGGCTGATTGACTCCAATAAGTGTGAAATTGAAACAAGTTCGTTGTGTCCCTCTTTAATGCCTTCTGCTTCAATTGAAACTAGATTTGCGAGCGCGTCACGTGCCGCTTCATATTGAACCTTGTCAAACTTCAAAATGTCGCCCACAATGGACTTGGGTACTGCGATAGTCTCTGTTGCCATTGCGTCATCTCCTGTGTTTGTGTCACCAAAGTGTAATGATTTTTTGGTCTTTGCTTTGTATTTTCCGCCACGTGCCTTGTACTCTCGCACCAACCAAGCATTGGCGTAGGCTGAAGGGTAAACGTCAAATTTGGCTTTAGCCTCAGCCTTGACTCTGCTGTATAGATCTTTGTCTGCTGGTTCTGAATTGTCCCCGCCTTCGTGCAGCGCGTCATAATCTGGCTCTTTTTTCTCAATTAGATCCTCAACCTGAACCACAGTTTCGTCTCCTGCCGCAGACTTAGCCAGCATCAACTGGCAATTAGGGTTGGCTGGACGATCCACAAGGCTTACTTCAACAATTTGTCCGTCTACTATGCGCCCGTTTGCTGCTGACTTATCGCGGGTCACGCGTGGGTTTTTGATCCCAATGCTGAACCCTTTGAGTACGCCTGCTTCTACCTTCTTAACTGAGACCGGATCTACTACGAGCGCAGAAATGTAATGACCGTCTGCTTTGGCTTCGTAATCGGTTGCCACGCCTGCTGCAATGTTGCTGTGTTGCTCTCGGATATTGCCGCCTGACTTAAACCAGTGCGGCATTGCGCGGTCAAGCCAATCCCCGTCGCAAATCTGTTGGTCAATGTCAATGCTGTCGTCTGTCGCCTTACCGTAAACAGTCATTGTCCCGTCTGCGTTGCGATCTGCTTTTTCAATTTGGAAGAATGCTGTTGTTAGATCAGACATTGACGATTTCTCCTTGTTTTCTTGTTCATTGATAATTCTTTTTGCCCAAGCCCACCCAGCGTCCCCGCCCCATAGCAACCATGCTACGTAACCAGCGCTGTCCACGCCCCAACCCTCGCCCTTTTTGTCCACTTCGTGTCTAGCAAAAAACGAACTCATGCGCTTCAGGGTGTCCAATGATAGCGATTTACCGTTCGACAAGTCACGCGCACGCGCAACCCCTACTTCTGTCCCGCCCCGATTGTACTTGGCGCGTAACTCCAATCCGCGTTTGGCGTTTGACCGCACCGCTTCTGGTGGTGCAAACCCTTCAGCCATGATTAGACTGAGTAAGTAATTACGATTGAGCCTACTGTTGAGGCTAGTGCAGAAATGCCGTAAATAACGTCATTCGCGCTCGCGTAAAAAGTTTGCGAGACTCCGTTGCCAATCGTTCTTCCAATTGTTGCTCCTGAAGTAGCAATAGTGTTATCGCCTACGAAGATTGACGTTGCGTTACCATTGAAAATAGTAATAGGGGTTTGTTGTCCGGCGTTTTTATCTACTTGGTGCAGAATTGACACAACTGTAAGTGTGCTTGCGTTGATGTGCTTAAATGCCATGTTACTCCTCAATCCATTCTAACTTGACGTCAGCCAAGGCTTCTTCAAGGCTCTTCGTAACTTTAGCAGGTTTTACCGCTGGCTTGCCGTCAATCAGGAACCCCAACGGTTCGTCGCCGTCTGTTATGAATTTGCTCATTTCACCACCACCTTCACTATTGTTACTGCGTTTTCTTCGAATACTTCTAACACTTCGTAGGTTTTTCCGCGCGGCAGTAGCCACTCTGCCTCTTTGTAATAGTCGGTGTTGAAATACCCCTTCATCATAATTCCCTTTGTGCCAGCAGGGTTTAACACCTGCAAAATTACACTTTCGTTAGAAAACGTGCTGGTAAATCCTTTCAATGCTGTTTCTTTATTTATTGTGGTTGAGGAGTAACCAAAATCTGTAAATTTTTGCCCCGGTTTTAACTCGGAAACAACGTCAGCGTAAGATCCCTGCAAACCACGGTATGAATAAAAGTCATGCGATGCGGCAGGCGCAATCTTCATTAGTTCGTCAATTTCTTCAATTCGCTCTTTAATTACTTTTTCAAGTATGTCGTCAGGTCTGTTTGCGCCGTACGGGTAACTGTCACGTAAATATGAGTTTATGTCTGTGTATGAACCGTAACCGTTGCCGCGATAAGCAGCCAAAGCAACATCTTGTTCGCTCGTAACCAACGCCCCCTTTTGTCTGAAATCAGGGTTGGCTTGGTATTGAAAATCTTGCGAAATAGGCGCAGGCTTGTATTTAGGCTTAGGCGCAATGTCCACAACCCCGTTTTGATCTGTCTCAAACTCAGGTATCACAGGTAGCAACGCACAACGACAATGCGGGTGCGCTGGCGGCATGTCTGCACCGCTGGGAAACGCTGAACCTATCTCTACTACCGCCCCACTGTTGAGCGCACACGCTGGGCAAGGATCTGACGTGGCCCATTCCATTCGCTCTAACTTTGCAGCCTTGTAACGAGTGATTGCCCCGTAACTCATGGCTCGATTAGTCTCAGTGATAGCGATAGATAGCGCCCGCGCAGGGTTGCCAATCGCGTCGTTGATAAGCCTGGCTGAGCGTGTGTCCGATAAACCTTGCGCAATGCTGTCGGCCAGCGCAGTGCCAACTCTGTCGTAGCCTGTCTGATCTAGGTCT